CATGATCGCGTTGCCGAACTTCACTGCACTGTTGTTGGTGGTCCCCAGCATCAAGATGCCGCCCTGGTCGTTCAGTTTGAGGATGTCGGAGTAGTAACACTGGCCGGGCGAGATATCGATGTGCTCCCGACCCAGCGTCACGCCGCTACCATCAGGGGTGATGGTGGCCATCCTGAACCGGTTCACGGAGCCGTGATGAATGATGGCGTGCGTGTCGTCGAGCCTGCACAGCATGTGTGAGCCCCCGTCATTGATGTCATCAGAGACAAACTTCCACGGGGAGATGTACTGGATGGTCATTCCCGACACATGGACGATGAAGACCTGACCGTTCTGTTTGTAGGTGTCGTCGGCCACCAGCAAAACCTTGAGGTTATCGCCGCTGGTAGACATGACCACGCCTTCGATCCACGCCAGCGAGCCGTGGAATCCGGCTGTACCTACGCCGTCGTACGTATGAGCCCAGTTGGTAGGCGTGTAGATGGCCCCGGAAGTCAGTGTCAGATCGTCGGTATTGACCTTGACGATTCTGGCCGTCGTGTTGTTTTGGCTGCTGATGATGGTCATCGCCGTGGTGTCAGTCAACGGAATCATCGCGCGACCATTACCGGCGGTTGCGTCAGCGACGTTCTGTCTATACCAGAGGCCGTATTGGATTTGATTACCACTACAGCGGACCGGCATTACTCCAACCTGGGTGACGGCTGTCCCTGACGCGGTCAAAACCATCGCCACATTGTCCTTCGCGTAGGCGATATGTGGTTGGACACCCCTGTTGTGTGTGAGAAAACCCGACGCTTTCACCGTAAAGTAGGTCGAGAAGTCGGGACACAGGGCCTTATCGATCTGGCCGGTGATGTACTCACCCTCGCCGCGCCAGCCGCTCGACCGGGTCCATTCGACGTTGTTGTTGAGCGGATGATAGAAGACGGCGCCACTGCTCTCGAAGGGCAGGTCGTCAGCCTTCAAAAACGTATTGAGAGACTGGGTGATGGCCGTCGGCCCATAGATGTGAGCCGTTCGCCAGCCGCTGATCGAGGAGGCACAGTAGGTGCTGTACTGATCCAGGCCATGACCCGCCGCCCCGAGCGTGTACATGCCGCTGGTCTGGTACTGGGTGAAGGGCATTGGGACGAACCACATGGCCAGTTCGTCGATCGCGCCGCTGGCTTGGGACTTGTAGTCGATGGCGAATGGGGAGTTTCCGATCGCCCCGGTCCAACTACCACTGACCTGGTTGCCGTGATTGACGTAGGCCGCGCCATCGATCGAGGTCTGAAGGCCCCAGTTCGCCCCCGTGCCACGTTTGAAGTGGAACGAGACGTAATGCCAGCCGCCATCATTCATGTTGGCCAGCACATTCTCCACGGTGCCACCGCTCCACTGCACGTGCTGAGTGGCGCCCGAACCCTGGAGGGAGATCTGGTGATCGTAGATGGTTGTCGTGTAACCACGCCTGACGGTCAATGACTGGGTTCCAAACGTAGGCCGTCGACCCCAGAACGCAACCGCGACACCCGACTGCCCGACCGCAGACAGGACGCCAGGGGCGGCGTTCGCGTGCATTAGTGTGGCACGCCCAGTCTGGGTATAGACCACGCGGGCCTTGCCCTTGTCGCCGTCAGCAGGATCACTGTAGGAGACCACCACGTTCTCCGCGTCCATCCCCACGAGATCGCCGTTCTCGAAAGACCCTACACTGCGGGGATTACCCCATTGGAAGTTCGCGAAGGTCATGCCGCCATCAGCGATGTGGTTGAAGATCAGCCCACCCTTCGTCAGGCAGGTGCCCTGCAACAGCCACATGCCGATGTGCGCGCCGGGCAGGTATTTGTCAGCGGCGTAGGTCAGCTGCTTCGGGGTGGGCGACCAAACGAAGGTGGTCCCGTTGACCGCCACGCATCGCGACCAGCCGTAAGTCTGCGAATCCCGGTAGGCGATGGAGATGCGCGGCTTGCTCCCCTGGAAAACGCCCACTTGGGCCAGGCTGATGTTCCACGTGGGGCCGGTGCTGGCGAAGTATTCGGGTGACCGCCAGACGAGGCTGGTACCAACCACATCGGCGAGCCGAGTCTTGCCCGCGTAATCGAAGTTGGCATCGTTGTACGCGACCATGATCTGCGTCGAGTTCACGGCCAGCAGGTCCACCGAGTTGGTGCCCACTGAATCAGTGAACATCGATGCAGACCCGAAGCTCAAGTTGTCGCCGATCACCTGCCCGATAGCGACCTTGCCGTACTCGTGGTCAGCCAGATCGATGTAGGCCACCGCGAACCCGCTCGTGCTCAGCGGCACAACCGCCGGGCTGGAGAAGTTGCCGAACGAGGTGAAGAACTTGGCCGAGTTGCCCCAGTTCACCTTGGTCCCATCGAAGATGCCGTAGCGGGCCACGCCGTTCTGGTTCTGCGACGAATCCTGGAAGCAAACGACAACACCGCTGGAATTGAGGGCGACGGCACGGATCTGGCTGGCCACGCCGCCTGAGGCGAACACGGTCTCGCCACCCCAGGTGATGGATTGGCCGGTAACCGCACCCACTTTGGCCTTGCCATGACCGACGCTGTTGGCATCCGAGTAACAGACCAGCACATGCGAGCTATCGAGCTTCACGAGGGCAGCAGGCTGGGTGGTTCTCCCGGTGAACGTCGCGGCGGCACCGTTCGTGGTCGTGGTTCCCCGACCGACGAGCCCTTGATTGAGCTTACCGTCCGTGTAGGCCATACCTCCGCTGAGGGGGACGTTGTTCTTGTGGTCGTACGGACCGAAGACACCGTCGAAACGGCCATAGAACACGCAGTTATTGGTCTGGAGCAGGGCCATTCGCTACCTCAACTCAGTTCGTTCAACCGGGCGATGAACCCGGTCGTGCAAAAGTGAGTTTCAAACTCCTCGCTGGAGTACCCGACCGCTGTTGCCGTCTCGCTGGTCCGCGTGGGAAAGCCAAGACCCTGGAGTCGCTTGAACACCGTCGTGGGGTGAACGCCAATCAGCCGGCCGATCTGATTGCAGGACAGCCCGAGGTTGTACAGGACCACCACCAGCCGATCGCTGAACTTGCGGTTTGCCTCGGATCTGGAACGCATCTGCACGTTCATCGACAGCAGACGGTTGTACACCGTGCCCTCACTGCGGCCGTCCATGTGGGCGATGTCCGCACAACTCAGCCCCAGCCCGTACAGGCGATGGATCTCGGCATCGGGCAGCGCCACCTCTTCCCCCTTTGAAGACCAATCAGCGGTCAGAGGGCTTATACACCAAGAAAAAAGGGCCGAGGCCAAAACGCCCCGACCCTTTGTTTTAGAGTTGGATGCGACCGTGGGCTTACAGGCTGCCCGCGATCACGCGCCGCCAGTCGAGACAGGCCAGACCCTGCTCCTGCCAGGCGTAGACACCCTGACGCCGACGACGGTGGAGAGCCGGGTCATCGAAGACCGTCAACTCTTCCTTGATGGGCATGACGAAGGAGTCGTTCTTGGTCAGGTCGAAGCCGACCACGATTTCCTTGTCGCTGTTGGCGAGCGACTGGTTCAACCCACCCGTGCTGGTGTAGTAGTTGTTGAACTCCTGCCCTTCGCCCAGTTCGTCGATGTCGTGCAGGTTCACGCCGTACAGGCGGCTCATGCTGCCGTCGTCGGCGACCAGGATCTCCCGACGAGTCACGTCGTCGATGTCGTCCAGATCCCAGTTGCGGATGTCTTCCAGCGCCTCTGGACTGATGAAAAGGTCCGTCAGCTTGTTGCGGTTGCCGGAAGCGGTGTTGCCGTTGCCGGTGGTCCGCCGCATGGCAGTCTTCATCAGGCTGACCAGGCGCTTGGTGAACACGCCTGCGTCGGCGACGGTGTCCTGGACCAGGGTCGCCCGGTTGAGCGAGGCGGCCAGAATGACGCGCCAAGCGTCGGTGTTCAGCTTGCGAGTGAAGCCCGCTTCGAGGACTTCCATCGCCCGTGCGACGATGTTCCAGCGAGCCTGACGGCTGTACTTGAGCAGCCAGTCGATCGAGGACGCGATGTCGTACGTCTGGACGGTGACCACGTCGCCGCCGATGTGCCGCGTGGGCACGGTGCCTTCGGTCGGCATGGTGTAGGCCACGTACTGGCCTTCCATCCCCGGCTGGAAGAAGTCCAGCGGGTACTCGGCCGTTGCGCCGGGGTCCAGGGGCTCGGGCGTGAAGATATCCGAGTAGATGTCGCCACTCAGGATACCCTGCTTGAGCGGGACCGACAGAGCAGCAGCCAGCGCTCGCATGGCCTTGCGGGCCTCGGCGCGGTTGGGAGAGCCGGTCTGCTTGAGCAGGGCGGTCATCTCCGGAGTCGGTGCGTTCTTGGTGTTCTTCGGCATATTGCTTCTCACCCCCCTTGAGTGTTTGTTACAGGTCGATGTAGACCTTGGCGAAGCCGTCCGCGTCCTTGCTGGTCTCGAACCGGCCCACTGCCGGGGCGTTGGTGCCCTGGAACGTCATCTGTGTCGGCGACACGTTGCCGTTCTCGGCCAAGTAGGCGGTATTGCCAGCAGCAGGCGTCCCGCTAATCATGTTGGTCACGATCCACCCCTTGCGGACCAGCGTGCATTTTTGGCCAGGGCGAATCTCACCGTTGTGGAAGTTCATGTACACGCGGCTACCCGCGTAGTACGTGACTGGCTGGAGCAGCGCGCCCATCGGAGCAGCGCCCGACGGAGTGGCCACGTACTTGACGACGTTCTTGCCGTCGTCCAGCGACACGCCGGAACCGGCCGTCACGACCGACGCCACGCCACCATTCTGGACCGAGTTGGTGTCGTCCACCCAGAAGTGACTGATGTCATCGATCAGGTTGTAGTCACGATCAGGTCGAAGAGCCATGTACTTAACACCCCCTTGTGTGTTGGTTACTTGGAGCCCTCAGTGTTTCGATTGAACAGGCAACTGGCCGTGGCCTTGGCGACCGCGATCAGCGACTTCGCCTCGTCCTCCTGGCCACCCTGAAGATTGGGCTCCTCGACCGGCTGCACGGTTTCGAGGGCGGCAGTGGCCGCGTCCTCGGTCTTGGGCTGCTCGGTCGTGGTGGTCTCCTGGGTTTTCGACTGCTCGGTGGCAGTCGTGGCCGGGGCCTTCTCGCCTGCGTACTTCAATACCACCGCGAACGTCTCGTCCGACATCTCGGCCAGTTCCTTGAGGCTGGCCTCGGTGTCCTCGATCTTCTTGACCTTGGACAGCTTCGTCAGACGCTCGCGCGCCTTCTCCAGCTTGCGGATGCCTGCCAGTTCGGCTTCGGCCTTGGTGGCTCGCTCGGTGACCTCGGCGACCTGCTTTTCCATCTGGGTCTTGGCCTCGGTAACCTGGGTGATCGCCGAAGTCTGTTCAGCAATCTTGGCGGTCAGCGTTTGGACCTGTTCGTCCAGCTTCCTGGCCTTGATCGCTTCCAGTTCGGCGACGACCGCCTGGTGTTCCGCCGTCTTGGCTTCCAGGGCCTTCGTGGTTTGGTCGACCTTGGCCTGGAGCGCCTCGATCTCGTTCGGCATGTTCGTCGCACCTCCTTCGTTGTTGGTGTCCGTCAGGCTTGCGGCGATCTTGGCGACGTCTTTGATGATGGATTCGGGGTTTGCCGGTCTGGCTACAATCCCCTTGCCAGCAAAGATGATGTTGCGAAGAACGCGGCCCAGCCGGTATTGGTCAAACTCTCCACTGCCCCCGTAGCAACGCAGATGCTTCGTAAGAAAGGCAGTCTGCTCGTCACGAGCCACGATGCGGGTAGCCCCCGTGCGCTTGTCCATGAGGGCATAGCTAAACTCGTCAAACCACGCCTCCATCGAGACGAAAAGCTCGCCCTTCTCCGCCGCCTTGACGATCTCCGCGACCTTGTCGGCCAACGCGGGAATCCAGCGATAGAGGACGCCAGCGACCTCGACATCGAACTCGGCCGGAGGCTCGTTGCCCTCGGCTACCTCGATTGCGTTGCCCTGCTTGTCCACCGCGAGCGACTGGATCATGTGGCCGATGATCTGTGTTTCCTCGTGCTCGACGTTGATCGGCTTGTGGACCGGTGAATTGCGAGCGGCCCACGTCTCGGCCGGGAGGAACACGTCATCGTTGAGGTTCCAGCCGGTGGAGACCAGAATCGAGTCGAGGTACGCCAGATCGGGCTGATTCAGTTGCTCAGCCAGTTCGACAGCCGACTGCAAGCCCGCCTTGCCCAGGCCCTTGAGGTCTTCCTGAAAGCGTGTACAAATCCGCTTCCAGCAGTCCCCCCAGTCCTTGACACTCTCTGAGTCTTTCAGCCGCAGGGGCGCAGTGAGAGTAGCGGTCGACTTGCTCAGCAAGTCCGTCAAACCCGCATCTCTCTCAGCTGCGAAAACCCGAGGCATGCTTCCCCCTCGACCGGCTTATACACAAGAAAAAATTGATACCCCCCGCGAAACGGTGTGGTTGTGGACTTTTCAGGTGCGATCTCGCTTGAAAAAGTCCGCGATGTCCTTCGTGGCCTTTGCCGTGTCGGCCACTGTGCTCTCGAACAGGCCCGCCTGATTGAGACCGGCCATCGAGCCGGCGGAGTTCATCTCGTCCGGCGTCGGCATTCGGTAGCGGTGCATCTCCATCATGCCATTGCCAGCCTGGCTGCGCTGCTCGTACTCGAACGCGACCTGGGGGTTCCCGTCGTAGTTTATGTACTTGGCCATCTGAGCGCTCTCGCACGCGACAACCTGGCCGTCGATGACCAGCACGCACTGTCGGGTATTGGTGTCCATTGACATATTCACTTGCGCCATCGCTGTTACTCTCCCTTCCCATCTTGGATGGGGATGTTGGACTCACGGCAGAGCGCCTCGCTCCTGCCCTCTTGTAATCAGTGCGCCGAGTGTTCCTCGCTGATGAATGCGGCCCAAGCCGATGCCATCAGATACCGGCGGTCCTGCGTCTCTGGGACGTGACCGGTGGCCTGGGCGTAGCCATTGGCCAACTCGCGGTAGATTCGATCGCATGACTGGGCGGTCGCATCATCGGTGCGGGCCAGAATCTGCGGGACGGAACCAGCAGCGATCTTGTCGCCAGGCCGCACGCAACACAGGATCGCCCACTTGAGGTTCTCCAGGTCGCTGCGCTGCTCGGCCGAGAGACTTCGCATCGTGGTCACGCTCACCCGGTTCAGGTACAGCGGGTTGACCACCGCGTTGATCTGGTCCAGATAGCTCGCCCCCAAACAGCTATACACCATGCTCATCGTCTTGGGGGTCCGTTGGTCTCGCGGCCCAGGACTCGGTTTGTTGGCGGGTCGACCAGCCGGATTCTGGCCATCGTTGCGAGGTTGGTCACCAGCCGGATTGCTCCCGCCTCCAGTGCCCGTACCCGCAGTGGGTGCCATGTCCGACTTGGCCTTCTCCAGCCGGATGGATTCGTCGGTTTGCTTGACGAGCAGGCTTTCGGGGCGGTAGTAGGGACCGGCCTTCTCCAGCACGGGTTTGCCGCCGGTCCGAACCTCCTGCTCCTCCCGCATGTGTTCCAGTTCGAGGATGAAGTCGTAACCGAACGCCTTGTGGACGGTTTCGATCGAGACAATCCCGCGATCGAGCAGTTGAATGATGAGTGCCTTCTCTGCCGCTTCGTCCCGCAAATTCATGGTGCCGAACACGACATTGGGCAACGTCTTGATGCCCATCGCATCGCACACCAGTTTCAACTCGGCGTTGATCCACTCCAGGGCCTTGTTGCGGACGTACTCCAGGCGCTCCACCAGGGTCTTCAGTTGCACGAAGGCTGACTGGGCGTTGCGGGTGGTGCTCTCCGAGCCGCCGAGCAGCGAGTCCGGGATGCCCAGACCGCGGACGATATCCTGATTGACGGTCTGGTACTTGGCGGGGCCGAGAATCTTGTCGACCGGTGGCACCTCCGTCTGGAGGTCGATCATGTCGTCCCACACGACATCCAGAGCACCGCCGCCGACGTTGTTCTCCAGGATGCCCAGCAGCTTGGAGACGGCCGACTTGGTGGGGAGGATCTGCTTGTCTGAGTTGCCCAGCTTCCAGATGCGGATGACGTTGATGACACCGTCCAACGCAGCGATGTCGGCCATCCTCATTTTGTCTTTGAAGGCGATGTCGTCCAGGACAGAGAAGAGGAAGCTGGTGCCCCAGTCCTCCCAGTCGTCCTTCTTGTAGTGGGCGACCACCGTGCGGGTGGGGTCCAACGGAACCATCTTCTTGCCCTGCCGGGCCGCCTCGACTACCTCGGCCGGGAGCTTGGAGACCAGCGCCTTGTCCGCGTCGGTCTTCGGCCTCTTGATGGCCCGGATCAAGTCGGGCGAGAGCCGCATCGAGACCTGCTTCTCGCCGTAAAACGCTGCCAGCGGACCGCCGGTCTTTTCGCAGATGGCCGGAGAGATAAAAACATAGTTCCAAGGGATAAGCCGGGTGTTCAAACGCGGCTTGTCTTTCCGGATGGTCTCGACTTCCTCGATGGTGATGGGGTCAGACTCGGCGGCGTTGGTCATCTGCCGCCGGGCTGGGATGCTGAGCTTGCCCAGCTTGCGCCGGACGATCACGTTGCCGTCGCGGAGCATGTTCTTCATGAAGTCGTGGGCGCGGTCCTGGAGGGCGACCTTCTTGGCCCACCGCTGGAGAAACCGTTGGTGTCGCCGGGTGGGATGGGTCAGATCCAGGCCGGACGAAGCGAAGTCGGCCATCAGGTCAATGATGTTGCGGACCAGGCCGATGCGGCGGTAGATCCCCTGGCAGGCTCTGATGATCTCGGCGTGGGTGGTCGGGCTGCTGTCCTCATCGCGGTAGTAGTCGCGATCGTACCGGTTGAACCCCGGTCGCACCCTGACGTTGTCGCCGGAGCCTCGGGCGACAAAACACTCGTTGGGCATGGCATGGTTGGCCAGGACGGCGTTCCCGCCCTCGCCAGCCACGCTCACGTACAACGGGCCGTCATCCTTGGGTGCGTTTGGAACTGGATGGGACTTGGTCTTGTGCTTCGGCATATTCCCCCCGCAATGCGATCATGGTCCGACTGCAATGGGTTAATACACCGACTCTCCGCGTTTCACGGCTCCAACCCCAAAACCTCTTGCCCAATCTGCGTTTCGCATCTGGCCGACCCCCGGGCCCCGGTACATGCCCTCACTCGGGTCAATCTCGGTCTTATGGATGTTGCCCGCCACGTCCTCGTAGTCGATTGGCGTTTCCACCGTCACCTCGGCGTCATAGCAGTAGCGGTGCGCCAGAAGCAGGCTGGTGTACCGGTCCTTCCGCAGCCGCCGGGACTTCTTCTTTCCCTCGCCCCCTTGGGTCGTCTCGCTGATATTCGGGGTCTCGAACCGCTCCTTGCCGGTGGAGGTTTGGACCATCTGGATGTTGCACAACTCGTTCTTCAACTCCTCGATCTCGTTGACCACATCCTCGAACGTGTCCACGGTCACCCCGAGGGACGCCTCAGCCGCGAGCGCGGCCTGCATCTTGACTGTGTCGATGCCGGGGAACAGAAGACGCTTGGTCTCGAAAGATTTGTGCATGAACAGGTTGCTCTGAGAGTTAAACTCCGTGTTCTGGGCAATCAGGTGCAGAATGTGCGGGCCGTCGGTTTCAGAATCGGTCGCCTTGGGCTCGTCGTAATCGATGATCTCATAGAGGGGGAATTCCCCTTTGGCCTTGTCGATGAGTTTGCGGTTTCGCAGCATCTCGGCGATCGCATAGCCGCCGCCCTGGCTGTCCATCTCGACCCGTAACGGGTTGAACAGACGGACCACGTCCCGGATCTTCCAGCAGCAATAGGCGTAGTAGTCGTCGCTGGTGACGAGGCCGCGTTTCTTGCGTTTGAGGAACGTCGACTTGTTGCATGTCCAGCAGTAGACCACGCGATAGTGATTGGCCCAGACTTCGATCACCGTCACCGCCAGGTTGTCGCGTTCAGCGGCCGGGTCGATACCGATCACGTACTTGCGCCCTGGTCGTCCCCGCATCAGCGGGGTGAACATGATTTCGCCGTCCGGGGTAAGGATGGGCTTCGACGGGCTGGTCGTGCACGATTCGATCAGCGATCGCGGGAAGAACCCATCCGAGTCCTTGACGAAGCAGGCCCCGTACTCCATCAGGAAGATGTTGTGGGGTAAAATCGCCTTGGCATGGGCCAACTGACGCCGGTCGAGCAGACCTTCCTGCACATGGGTGTAGGGCAGGCGGATGACCGCGTAATCCTTCCAATCAAAGTTCTCGGGAACATTGGTCTCGCCGCCGAAGATCTCCGCGACGGCCGCGGTTTCACCCCTGCTGCGGATGATCGCCTTCCACATTTCATATCGCCTGGCGAAGTGATTGAAGGCGTAATAGGCGGTGCCGCTGTAGACAATCTGGTTGCCCTTGCCCTTCTGGGCGAAGATCTGCTTACTGATATGCTCCGGGCAGTTCAGTTCCTTCAACCTGCGTTCGAGAGCGATAAGCCGGGCCTCTTCCACCGGACTCTTGCTGGTCGCAGTGAAGCCGCGAACGACAATATCGAAGATCTCCTCGGGGATACTGGCGAACTCGTCGGCAATGACGATGTTGGCGCGGAAACCACGGATCTTGCTGCCATCGCCCATCGGCAGGGCGTAGATGATCGAGTCACCGATGCGGAAGTAGCAGGAGTCCACGGTCTGCTTGGGACCGGCCTTTTTGCCACCGCCGACGATGGATTTCAGGACCGGAGCCTTGTGCCAGATATCCTCGATGTACTGGAAGACCAACTTGGCTTGACGAAGGCCAGCACCGACGATGACGATCTTGGTGCCCGGCTCCAGCAAAGCCCGCAGAACACAATAGACCGCCAGCAAGAAGCTCTTGCCCGCACCACGGCTGGCGATGAGCATCGGGAACGGCTTGCGCCAGATGGTCTGGAGTTGGGCGATCTGAGAAGGAAACAAATCCAGGCCGAGCACGACCTTGGCCGTCCAGCCGATGTAATCCAGGTTGGTCATCACCCGGATCGTGACTTCATCGATCCGAGCCCCGCCATAATGCAGGTCGCTGAAAACGTGTCGCTTGACGGTCGGGACGGTCTTGCGGTTCGGGAAGAGGTAGCCGAAGCGCCCCTCTGTCCCATAGAGGATGTCGCGGATCTCGGTCGCGGAAGCCGCCGGCTTGGCAAGCATCATAGGATGCTCCCTGGGGATTCGGCCGGTTCTGGCTTGCGGCTCGCTTGGGGCACCCAGAGCCCCTTTTCTTGGACTACGATGCCGTGAAAAATCTGCTGAGCGAACTTCCTTCCCGAACTGCCCACGGGCATGATGTGCACGCCGTACTCAATGCTGAGATCCACCAGCCATTGCGTCATCGCCTTGCCCGGTACGCCGACGCGGAACTGCGGCGGCGAGAGCGACAGGATCTCTGGGGTCAGGTGTGATTCCACGAGGACGAAGCGGTATTTGAACTGAGTCATCCGCTCCATCTCTTGCTCGAACCGCTCCCGCTCCCCGTAGTTGACCCACAGTTCGCAGAAGTCCTGCTTGCGGTCGATGGTCAACAGGTGCTCGTAACCCTTCAGCGTGTAGTCGCCCGTCTTGAGCGTCTGCACGACTGTCCCGAGACATCGTGGTGTGCGGTGAGAGGGGTCATGGGCCTCGAAGAGCCACCCATGCCCCTCTTTCTCGCGCGTGTCGCGGATCACCGTGTAGTTGGGGATCACGAGGCGTGGCATACTGCTCCCTCTTGCCAGCGGGCGCAGATCTGCCGGGCGTGGTCGATCTCCAGACCCTGTTCGGCCAAGTCATGCTCGACCATCTCCGAGACGAGTTCGTTGAACGTGATCGTCGGCTCCCAGCCGAGCACCCGCCTGGCCTTGCTGGCGTCCCCGCAGAGCAGGTTGACGTCGGCCGGGCGGCAGAACCGGGGATCGACCGTCACAAACAGATCCCAGGGAAGACCTACCGCTGCGAAAGCGCACATGCAGAATCGCCGCACGGTCCGCGTCTCGCCGGTGGCGATCACGAAGTCGTCGGGCTTGTCCTGCTGGAGCATGAGGTACATGGCCCGTACGTAGTCGCGGGCATGGCCCCAGTCGCGCCGGGCATCCAGGTTGCCAAGCCCTAACTTCGGGAACGGTTGTCCCGTCGGAAGACTGGCTACCAAGCGCGCCACATACTTCGTGATTTTGCGGGTCACGAAGTTCTCGCCGCGGCGTGGGGATTCATGGTTGAACAGGATGCCGGCACAGGCGTAGATGCCGTAAGCATCCCGGTACAACTGGACGGAGTGATGGGCCGTGGCCTTGGCCACGGCGTAGGGCGAGCAGGGATGAAGCCGGGTCTGCTCGCTCTGGGGAGACTCTTTCGTATCTCCGAACAGTTCGCTCGTGGACGCCTGATAGAACCGCGTCTGGGTGCTTTCCTGGCGGATAGCCTCCAGCAGATTCAGTGGCCCGAGGGCGTCGATGTCGAAAGTCGCCGCGGGTTGATCGAACGATGCGCCGACATGGCTCATGGCCGCGAGGTTGTAGACCTCGTGTGGTTTGAGCGAGGCGATCAGCCGGTACATGCAGGGCGCATCCGAGATGTCGCCCTCGATCAGCCGCAGATCAGGATTGTCCAGTAGGTCGCGAATCCGCTCGGTGGTATCCACCGAAGATCGCCGGACCAGGCCTGTAACCTGGTAGTCCTTGGCCAGCAACAATTCCGCCAGGTACGAACCGTCCTGGCCGGTGATGCCGGTCACGAGTGCTTTCCGCTTTCCCATGCTCCCCCCGGATCAATCGATCAGTTGTCCGCGTTGTCCTTCGTCCAGCAGCACCGCTTGTATTTCAGGCCGCTTCCGCAGTAGCACCGCTCGTTACGGCTGAGCCGGGGCCGTTCCCGATGAAGAGGCGTGGTGGCCGACCGCAGCCGGAAACCCCTGGTCAGCAGTTGCAGAAACTGCCCCTCATCCGGCAGATGACTTGCTTCCGAATTCATAATGCAGCTTCCCCTATGACGACCTTCGCCACCTTCGCCTGCAACGCGCGGGCGTGGGCTTTGGCCAGTTTGAGTCCGGTCTCGATTGCCGAGCGGCCATCCTCATCCATGCACATGGTGTGGAAGATCACCGCCAAGCGGTTGAAGTAGGAGTGGTTCGCGGCAACGAATGTGGCCGCACTCACCAGATTCGACATGCGCAGGAATGGATTCTGCACGGCCTCCTCGACGGCCGCGATGAGATGCGTCGGACTTGACACCACTCGGGCATGCTCGCCGAGGTAGCGGTTGGCCAACGGGTTGTCTGTCACCATGTACCCGCCGCACAGCGGAATCTCGAATGTCCGGTCGTTCACCGCCAGGCCCCGGCGATCCTCCTCCCCGTGGACGTTGGGTGACACCGACGCTCGTCCGAAGATCTCGGCGAACTTGTCGAAGGCGTTGATCAGCGGCCGGGCCATCGGAAAGCCCATCTGCTGCCACAACGGATCGCACCAGACCTGGATCGAGGAGTTGCGGGCCAGACGATGAAGCAGAGGCACGATCCAGGCAACCGCTGCATCCCGCTTGTCTCCGTAGTAGCCGACCATCGCGATGTCGTGCGTGGGCACCAGCGACGATGGCAAGGCCCGAACCAGATTGCCCGCGCGGGGCAGGTGGATGATGGGCAGGTCCATCCCGAACCAGCCGTTGAAGTATCGGTCCCAGGCTCCCAACTCATAGTGGGTGTACAGCAGATGATGCTCGATCATGCTGATGATGACCGGGTCTAGCGGGTCAGCGGTCTCAGCCGTTGACGGTGCGTCGTTGCGATGATTGTGGGGCTTGGCCTCGATGACTACCCGCACTCGGTTGCGATTGATGACCTCGGTGGGTAGCTGACGGACACCGTGGCGGCACCCGGTGAAAATCAACTCCACGCCGTACTGCTCGATGTACTGGATGATCTCCAGTTTGCTCGTGGCCCGGTGAAGGATCACGTCCCAGCCCAGGGCTTCCAAGGCGTCGGCATATCCGTGGGCGGCCGGCTCCGGCCAGATCACCCGGTCGGGTATGTACAAGGCGCATCGCCTCATTCGATCTCCTCCTCGATCAGGTCGTCGTCGTCTTCCTCGGGCGGAGTGGGGTCCAGTTCGTCGAGGTAGGCGGTTTGTTCGTCCAGGATTACCGCATCCTTGCTGCCGTCCGGAAACATGATTTCCTCGCGGAAAGCCTTCTGGACATCCTCCGCGGCCAGACGGGTCAGTTCGGCGTATTGACCCTGCTGTGCTCTGGCGTGGTCGTTGTGCTGGATCTGGGCCAAGAGCGAGAAGAAGGAATCGCCGCTGCTCTTCAACTCGTCCAGGCGATCCCGGCGTGTCGCGGCGAGGTTGCTGTAGATCTTTTGTCTCTCCGCCACCAGCTTGTCGTACCGCTCGTTCGATTTGTTGAGCGATGCGTGAGCACCGTCCAACAGGCGGTATCGCTCGACGCGCTCCCGTTTCTTCTCGGGCTCCTCGTCGTCCTTGACCGGGTTTGCAGCGAACCAGGCGTTCAGTTCTTCGATCTGCCGTTGGAGTGCCTTCATCCGGACCAGTTGACGGTTAATGAGGATTCGGTGCTTGAGAAAGTCATCGATCTGGAAGAACTCGCTGAGGACCAAGTCCTCAAACTGGCAACAGATCTGGCCGTACTCTTCCATGTACGTGTTGATCTCGTCGGTGTCGAACTGCTGATGAAGGGTCGGGTACAGGTGGCTGCCGCGGAACTGCTGCCGGAACCAGTCTGCCTTCTCGTTGACCGGCAATTCAGGCGGGGCCGCCGCAAGAGACGGGCCGATCACGCGGTCCACACGCTGATGGGGAGCCTCAGCCGCATCCCGCAGCTTGAGCTTGTTGCGGCAGCGACGAACCGTCTCCAGGTGGTACTCGTAGCCGAGTTCCTCGCGGATCTTCGCCGCGATCGCCTTATCCGTGGCGCCTTGTCCTGCCATCTCGACCAGGATCTCTTTGGCCTTGAAGTCCCGCAGGAGTGATCGCTGCTTCTCCTTAGCCATTGGCGTACTGCTCCAGGATGGCCCGAACGGCGATGCGCAACTGATCCACTCGCGGACCAGCCAAACGCTCGCCGGAGCGCAGTCGCTCCAGATCCGCCCGGTCCTCCTCGGCCAGGTGCTCGTTGAGGTAGGTCTCCATCTCGGCCATCACAAGGTTCTGCAATGGATCGCTGCCGAAGGACGCCGAGCCCATCGGCCGGCCTTCGAGAGAGGGAGGAATGTCGCCGCCGCCCAGCGGGAGGGCGTTGACGATGTTGATGCGATTACGGGCACCGTTCGCTTCGCCCAAGGTCGGGCGGAAGTACCGGTCGCGCTTGAGATTCTTGAGCCGGTTGGTCACGCATTTCTGGAGGTAGTTCTCCAGCAGCCCGGCCTGCGGGTTGTATTTATTCAGTACCCGCAGACAGATGATCCGTACCTCTTGCGCGACATCGTCGGCCTCGAAATATGCGAATGTCTGCCCCCTCATCCTCGCCGCGATCTTTTCGATGATCGGGCTCGCCTCAGCCAGCAGCTTCTCCTGCTCCGGCGTTCGCTTCGTCCCCCTCATTGGAGCCTCCCC